ACGATTGACACCCGAGAAATCAAAGACAATTACAGATCAGCCTACGAAGAACTAGAAGTAGTTAATCGTGCTGTAAATATGATAGTAGACGATTCAGCTGACATTAAATATGATGTTGGAAATAAAGTAAATGGAATAACACCAGTTGTAGATAATGTTCGAAGAACTCGTGTTGACTTATTACTTAATAAAGAACCGAATCCGTTTCAAGATGTTAATACTTTTAAGAGAAATCTTATAATTGACCTACTGATAGACGGAAACATCTTCGTATATTTTGATGGAAGGCATTTATATCATCTTCCAGCACAGAACGTAACCATTCATTCTGATACTAGTACTTACATTGAGAAATTTACATATGATGGTCATGTTGACTATTCTACGAAAGAAATAATACATATTAAAGAAAACTCATTCAAATCAATATATCGTGGAACTCCAAGGTTAAAACCAGCGTATCGAACAATGTATTTACTAGATAACATGAGGAAGTTTCAAGACAACTTCTTTAAGAATGGAGCAGTTCCAGGATTAGTACTTAAAAGCCCTAACACTCTTTCCGACAGAATTAAGGAAAGAATGCTGCAAAGCTGGTCTACTAGGTACAATCCAAAAAACGGCGGTAAACGCCCTCTCATCTTAGATGGTGGTTTAGAAGTTGATAGTTTGACGAAGATAAACTTCAAAGAACTCGACTTTCAATCATCCATTCAAGCGAATGAGAAAGTAATTTTAGAAGCTATGGGCGTACCGCCGATACTTTTAGATGGTGGGAACAATGCCAACATTAGACCCAATCACAGACTTTATTACTTGGAGACAATTCTCCCTATAGTAAGAAAAATGTCATATGCCTTTGAAAGATACTTTGGTTTTGAACTAAGTGAGAATGTTACAGACATTCCTGCTTTACAACCAGAGTTAAGAGACCAGGCTGCATATTATGCAACACTAGTCAACACAGGTATTATGACGCCAAACGAGGCTAGAGACCAACTAGGACGTGAACCTTTAGAAGGGCATGACGAACTAAGAGTCCCAGCTAACATAGCGGGTAGCGCAGCTAACCCCACAGAAGGTGGACAACCACCACAAGAAGAGGAACAGGATAATGGCGAATAAGAAAGCAGTACTTGAACACTTAGCAAATTTTTTTGCTGAACAAGGAAAAGTTTTAACACCAAGTGAATATAAGTCTATGGGGAACGATGACGTACCTATGAGATTTATGGTTGCGAAAAGACCTTTCGGGTCTTGGTCGCGAATGACTCAGATGTTAAAAGTTAACTTTCCAGACCAATGGGCCAAAGCTAATCAACAAGCAGCACCTACTCCAGCAAAAGCTGAAGTAAAAGCCGCTCCAAAGACAGCAAAGGCAGCTCCCAAAAAAGCTAAGGAATAGGTAGGACATATGGAGAAAATTTTTCATTGGACAAATACATTCAAGACTCTAGGTGAGGACGATGACGGTGGTGTTAATATTAAAGGATTAGCATCTACTAATGCAATCGACCGTGCTGGAGATGTAATCAATCATGATGCATGGATAAAAATGAACGGATTAGAGAACTATAAAACTAACCCAATCGTTTTATTTAATCATGATTACAACAAACCTATTGGTCGCGCAACTTCACTAGAAGTTACAGAAAACGGTCTGGAATTTGGAGCGAAAATCTCTAAATCTTCAGGCGAAATCAAAGATCTTATTAAAGATGGTGTTCTTGGGGCCTTTTCAGTCGGTTTCAGAGTCAAGGATGCAGATTATAACTCAGAAACTGATGGATACACAATAAAAGATGCCGAACTATTCGAAGTCTCAGTTGTCAGTGTACCGTGTAACCAGGGAGCAATGTTCTCGGTTTCAAAGTCATTCGACAGCATGGACGAATATAACGAGTGGAAAACGCACTTTAATAATAAAGAGGCTCAGATTACTTCTGCGCCACAAGCCGAGGATAAAACCTCACAACAGGAGACTAAAATGTCAAATGACACTAAAATCCCCGAAGCTAACATCGACTTGAAAGCTTTTGCAGAAGAAGTAGCAAAATCAACTGCTGCTAAAATTGCAATGCAACAAGCCGAAACTAAAGCTAAGGAACTTGCAGATGCAGAAGAAAAAGCAGTACAACTAGAAGTTGAAACTGCTGAAAAAGAAGCTAAACAAGACGAAGTTAAAACAATAGTCGAAGTCGGAATGTCAGGAGCTCAACAGCTCATGAATGACGTTGAAAAACGTGTTTCAGAAAAACATGATGACCTAGAAAAAATTGTTAACGAACTTCAAACTGAACTCAAAGATAAAAAAGAAGAGATCGACGCAATTCGTGAATCTAAAAGAGTCTTTGGTGACAGACAAAATGGCGACTGGAAAAAAGCATTCGAAGCAGATATTGATGACGCTTACGTAATGGGTTTAGCCACAGGTAAAGGTTGGGATACTAAACTTGCACACAATACAATGGAAAAAGTAAACGCACACTCAGGTGTTGGTGTTTCATCCGCTGATTTTGAGCAAACAGTTTCAACTAATATCGAAAGAGATATTCAATTAGAACTAGTATTAGCTCCGTTATTTAGAGAAATCCAAATGACTTCAGCTACTCAAATCATTCCAATTCTACCAGATGCTGGGTACGCTGAATTTACAGCTAACCAAACAGCTACCGGAACTACTCCGCATGGTAACTTGGAAGAAAGAGGCGATACTTATGACTCAACAATGTCAGGTATTGACTTAACTGAAAGAACTCTTTCAACCAAAAAACTCATCTCACAATCCTACTTAGGTAATGAGACAGAAGAAGATGCAATCTTGCCAATTCTACCATTGATTCGTGAATCAATCGTTAGAGCACATGCAAGAGGTATTGAAAACGCACTACTATTGGGTAACCATGCAGACGGCGTTTACGGTACAAGTGGAGCAGCTTTTGAAGGACTAGTCACAATGGCTGGGGCTAACAAAACTCAATCCGCAACTGCATTTGCTTCAGAATCCTTGACAGCTCTTGATTTATTAAAAGCTAGAAAGAACATGGGTAAATATGGAATGAATCCAGCTGATGTAGTATACATCATTAACACAACAGAATACTTCAACTTATTACAAGATGCAGAATTCCAAGATGTTAATCTAGTTGGTTCAGAAGCAGTTAAACTACGTGGCGAAATTGGTTCAGTCTATGGCTCTAAAGTCATCGTCTGTGACGAATTCAAAACACCAGCCGTATCTAAATTCTACGGTTGTGCAGTTTATGCAAAGAATTATCTAATGCCTAGATTAAGAGGTGTAACAATCGAATCTGACTACGAAGTAGCTAATCAGAGACGAGTACTTGTTGCTTCTCAAAGAATTGGATTCACCGATATGATCGATGCTTCTACTTCAACTTGGGCACTTCAGTACAAAGGTAGTTAATACCTAATGCGAATATTTGGAGGGGGTTTAACTCCCTCCAATGTTTTTAAGAAAAAATTATGGCAGATTTAGTAACATTACAACAATACAAAGACTTCGCTGGATTACAGGGAGTTCAAAATGACGCAAGAATCAATACTATTATTGATCAAGTAAGTCAATTAGTAAAAAGTTATTGTAGTACTACTATTATAGATTATGCCGCAACCAATAAAACTGAATTCTTTACAGTTAAAGATGATTTAGTCGATACTATTATTTTGGAAGAATCTCCAATTATAGCTGTAGTATCAGTAGAAGAACGAACAGGACAAGCAGATCCATATGTCACCCTCATTACGGAAAATTCCAATAATAGTGGTAAATATGAATATGTAGTCAATGACGACTCTGACAGTATTACTCGTACGAGTGGTTCTGGAAATAAGAGCTGGCCTAAAGGCCCAAAGAGTGTCAAAGTAGTGTACAAAGCAGGTTATGTTTCTACACCAGACGATTTAAAACTAGCAGTATTTGATTTGATCAAGTACTACTTAAAAGACGAACGAAAAGAAAGAATGTCGATTGCAGGAGCAACTGTTGAAAATGCAGTATCTTCTAGCTTAACCGGTAATATAGGTTTTCCAGATCATATCAAGCGAATACTTGATATGTATAAAATCTATAGCTAGTGGCAATAAAATTAATTGAAGAACGGTTTAATAAACTTTTAGAAGATTACAACACATCAATAAAAGGTGGCTTTGTTAAAGGTTTACACGACAATACATTTGTAGATATAGAAATTGGTGGATCAGAAGGAATAGCCGCTTTTATAGTAGTAACAAATAAACTGTTAAAAGATGAGAAAGAATTAAATAAATTAAATAATACTGTAACATGGACAAAAGCTCTCAAAAGTGTAGCAAGAAATGTTCATTCAACTAATATGATGGGTACTATACCTTTACCTAAATGGGACAAAAGCAAAATGAATACTCCCGGACTATATAAGTTACTAGGTGCAGGAACATCATCAGATCGTATAATAATTCGATCTTATAGAAAAAGAGGGAGAGACAAAGACGATAGAGACATTCGAGCCTTAGCGGCGCAGTTTAGAAATGCACTTTGGGATACTTGGATAAGTCAGAATTATGGCGCTAAAACAGTTGGTGGCTTTGGGGCAAAGGCAATGGGAGGAAACCCAAACATAGCGGGTTCTAAAGCTGCAGGAAGTAGATCTAGATCAAAAAAGGGTAAGATTGATACTAGAGCTTTAGGTTTACAGTTTGCTATAAATACTCCAATCGCACATAGAGAGCAAAGTACAACAGCAGTATACGCATTAAGAGACTTAGAAAATAATGCACCAGCATTAGACCTAAATTTTGGAATAGAAACAAAAGATATAATAGACTTTGTAAAAGAAAGCTTAAGTATAAACTATAACGAAGACAGACGAAAACAGGCACAGGGCGACTATAGTATAAAAACTTATGTAGAGGCTAGGTTTGAACAAAGTAATACAGAACTTACAGATATTGACGGAATAAAAACAGCCGCACTAGCAGGAATAGAAAAGTTTATAAGTGTAAATAGTAACAGGCTTGTTGACATAGATCAACCAGGCAGTAAAACAACAAGACAACAAATAACAGGCGATGTCATAAAAGACATACTAGATAACGCAAAAATAACTTATCAAGGAAAACAAGTAAAAGCAAAGATTACACGAAAAAACAAAACTAAGTTTGATGCAAAACCAAAAAGAGCACAAACTAAACGAAAAGCAAAAGCAGGTAAAAAAGCAAGTAGACTTGCAATGGCAGTTTCAGGAGCCAGTTCTTTAAGAGGAAAAAGACCTCAGAAAGACAAAAGAGAAAAAGTAGGTACTTTACAAAGAATTGAAACACTAATTAACAAAAGATTACCTGCAGAAGTTAGAAGAAATATGGGAAGACCCGCATTAATAAATCAGACTGGCAGGTTCTCAAATAGTACAAAAGTAAATCTTAGAGAAACATCAGCAGGAATTTCAGGTGAATATACATACTTGAGATCTCCTTATGAAACTTTTGAAAATACAGGATCAAGGAAATGGCCAACAGGATATAACCCTAAACCTCTTATTACAAAAAGTATAAGAAATTTAGCACTGCAGTATACTGCACAAAAGTTAGTTAGCCTTAGGAGAGTATAATGGCATCACAATATAGAACAGCAAGAAAGAAAATAGTAGATGCACTGGTGGAACAGATAAAAGAGATTGACGGGAATCACCCGTTTAACTCAAACGTATTTAATAATGTTCATTCAGGAATGATATTTTTAGATCAAATCCAAGAGTACCCAAAAGTTTGTGTAGTCTCAGGGGATGAAACAAGAGAGTATCAACCAGGTGAATTTAAATGGAGATTTCTCAGTCTAGATATAAGAGTTTATGTCGAAGACCAAGAAGATCCCCAAGAGGTCTTAGCCCTTTTAATGGAAGACATTGAAAGAGTCTTAGACAATAATGATGTTTTGACTTATGATGATACCGTAAGTCCAAAACTAACAACGACTTCCTTAACTTTACAGTCGCTATCAACTGATGAAGGAGTTTTAACTCCTCTTGGAATTGGTGAAATAACTATAGAGTGTAGGTATTAATCGAAATTACAAACGCTGATAAAAATCTAGCGACGTACTTTCAAAGACGATAAAATAGGAGAAAGCAAATGGCTTTAAATCTATCAAGAAATACTAAAGTATTTGTGAGCTCAG